AAAGACACAGGAAGAAATTCTGCAAGAACAACTGATGTTCGTAATATTGCAGAAAACATTCTTACTTCAATGACCTCTGTTACAACAGGTACAATTGCAGTAACTGACGATACACATACAGATGTATCTTTTACTCAACCAGCCGATACTATCATTAGGAATCTTATTGCTATTCCTGCTGGTAACATTGTAACTGGCGGTAGTTCTGGTAATGACGTAGATTTTAGTTTAGGTACAGCCGCAGGTGGTGGTCAACTAATTGCTACTGAAGCTATTCTTGATGATGGTGGTTCTGCAGTAACTTGGACTGCTAACGCACCTTTGTACATTATTCAAAACTCTCATGGTCATGGTGCTAATGCTTTTGTTGGTACTGGCGTAACTGCTGGTGTTGTAGGTGGCCCTGCAACTTCAGAAGCAATTGTAATTGCAGCTACTTTGTATTCTGCTGCTGCACGTACTCTACATGCTAGGCTTACTCCAATTGGTGCTGACTTAGCTACAGCAGCAACGACAGTAACTTATCTTATTGAGTTCCTGCACTTAGGCTCAACACCTGATCAATAGAGATTAGTTAATGGCTGAAGAAAATAACTTAACAGCAAACGAACTTTATTTTGAAAAAGTAGAAAATGAGCAAGGGCTTGAGCTTTCGCTTGAAGAAACTTTACAACAAAATCTTGTTGCGTTATTGACTGACAGATACGTTAAGGCGAGTACTGCTAGAGATAGTGATGAGCAACGCTGGATTACTGCGTATCATAATTATCGAGGGTTATACAACAAAGACGTTAGATTTAGAGAGTCTGAAAAATCTAGAGTCTTTGTTAAAGTAACTAAGACAAAAGTACTTGCAGCTTTTGGTCAGCTTGTTGATGTTATTTTCGGAGCTAATAAATTCCCTATTGGTATCTCAGCAACAAAGATGCCTGAAGGAATTGCTAAACATGCTCACCTTGATAACGATACGCCTATACCCGGAATAGAAACTTCTGTACCTAAAGAAAGTTTAGAAACTCCTGAAGAAAATCCTTTTGATGTTGGGTTTGAAGGAGATGGCAAAACTTTAAAGCCGGGAGCAACTTTTGATAGTGGTAAGTTTGATGTAGTTCCAATTGATAAAGCGTTAGAAAATGAACTTATTGATGGGCCATCTTTAGATCCTACAGCTTTTAGAGTTTCTCCTGCTGAAGAAGCTTCAAGAAGAATGGAAAAATTAATCCATGATCAAATTGAAGAATCTAATGGCTCAAGTGAAATTAGAAACTCTTTGTTTGAATCTGCATTATTTGGCACAGGGATTGTTAAAGGCCCATTTAACTTCAATAAATTATTAAATAAATGGGAACAGACTGAAGAAGGGGAAAGAGTTTATAGCCCTCTTAATGTTAGAGTTCCTAGAATAGAGTTTGTTTCTATTTGGGATTTCTTTCCTGATCCTAACGCTACAAACATTAACGAATGTGAGTATGTTTTTCATCGTCATAAGATGAATAGAACAAAGTTACGTTCTTTAGCTAGTATGCCTTTCTTTAACAAAGATGCTATACGAGAAGCATTAGCTATTGGCCCTAACTATGAAGAACAAGATTATGAATCTGCTTTAAAAGATGAATCAAAATCTGATACTTATGGTGCAGGTCAATTTGAAGTTATAGAGTATTGGGGCGTAATGGACGCTGAGTATGCTCGACAAGTTGGTATGGAAATTGATGAATCTGTTGATGATCTTGATGAAGTACAAATTAATGCTTGGATGTGTAATGGTAAACTTTTACGCTCTGTAATAAATCCTTTTACACCTTTTAGAATTCCTTACCACTCATTCCCTTATGAAAGAAATCCTTATAGTTTCTTTGGTATTGGTGTTGCTGAAAACATGGATGACTCTCAAAAGATTATGAATGGTCATGCACGTATGGCAATTGATAACTTAGCATTGTCAGGTTCTCTTGTATTTGATGTAGATGAGACTGCTCTTGTTGGTGGTCAAAACATGGAAATTTATCCCGGCAAGATATTTAGAAGACAAGCTGGAGTTCCCGGTACAGCTATTAATGGCTTAAAGTTTCCTAATACATCTCAAGAAAACATGATGATGTTTGATAAGTTTAGGCAGCTTGCTGATGAACAAACAGGAATACCTAGTTACTCACATGGCATGACAGGCGTACAAAGTATGACTCGTACAGCTTCAGGGATGTCAATGTTATTAGGTGCAGCAAGTCTTAACATTAAAACTGTTATTAAGAATCTTGATGACTTTCTTTTAAAGCCTTTAGGCGAATCTTACTTTCAATGGAACATGCAGTTTCTTGATAATGAGTTAGATGTAAAAGGAGATCTTGAAGTTAAAGCAACAGGTACAAGTAGCTTGATGCAAAAAGAAGTAAGAAGTCAGCGATTGACTACTTTCTTACAAACTATACAAAATCCTGCTGTAGCTCCTTTCATTAAAGTGAATAAATTAATTAGTGAACTAGCTGTTAGTCTTGAGTTAGATCCTGATGAATTAATGAATGATCCTGATGAAGCAGCAATTATGGCAAGAATCATAGGAATGCAGAATGCTGGACAAGCAACTGGCGCGGAAGCTGGCCCCAATAACCAACAACCCGGAGCTATGGGAACCCCTGAAGGAGTACCTCCAGAATCTCAAGGACTTGGAGTTACAGGTACTGGTGGGGGCAACATCGGAACTGGAAATGTACCGCAGTCAGGGGAAAGTGAATTTAGTGGTACGCCTAGAGCAGTTGAAGGATAGCGTTAACGAAGCTACACAAAGGAAAGAATAATGGCTAAAGAATTAAGCAATGCAGAACGATTAATGCGTATTCTTGATCAAATTAAAACTGCTAAAGAACAAGCTGAAGGTAATCCAGATAAATTAGCTTTAATTGAAAAAAATACAAAACCTATATTAGCAAGTTTTGACATGGATGATTTTGCTGCTGCTGCTAGATTATCAACAGAAATAAAAGAAAACTTAAAAAACCAAGAACCTACTTCAAAATATATGGGTGGACGTATGAACAAAGATGAAGGCTCACTAATGGTTCCACCAGAGATGGAAGGGGATATGCCTATAGATACTTATCCTAATATTCCACCTGAAGAAATGGCAGAAGCTGAAGCATCACAATTACCTGATGCAGCAATGGAAGACCAATACATGGATTTTGTTCTTAGTGAATCCTTAGATGATGAAGAACAAAGTTATTTAATGAATGCTTTAGAAACAGATGAAAAGCTAAGTCAGATTTTTGACAAAGTAATTACAACTGCTTCTGAGTTTACGGGGTCTGGAGAAGTTGATGGCCCCGGAACAGGTGTATCAGACTCGATACCTGCACGATTGTCAGATGGAGAGTTTGTATTCACCAAGAAAGCCACAGATCAGATGGGTTCAGATAATCTTCAAGCAATGATGGATGATGCTGAACGCGCCTACGATGGTGGTGAAATGAGAAAAGCAGCCCAAGATGGGGGGTTACTTCTTTATAAGGGTAAGGATGAAGATCCTTTAGCTTATGAAAAAATAGCTCAAGATGAGATCAAGAAGAACATGCTTAGATCAAATCGCGCTCCTAGCTTGAATCCTGCTTAAATTTAATAAGGCTCCCTTGTAAAAGACAAGCCCCAAATTCTCTAGACGTTTAGAATTGGCTACCTTGCAAGACAACAAGCCCCTTAGAAAAGGAATAGAACAATGTCTGAAACAGAGATGATAGAAGAAGAACAAGAAGCTAATCCATATAATATGAGGAAATCTTGGCATAAGGCTGACGGTAAACGTATGCCTCAAGCAGATGAATTGTATTATGAAGATGAGGCTCCTTCCCCAAAGGCTTCCCGACGAAAAAAGTCGGCCCCTAATGAGGATTCTTCTACTACTAACCATAACTATAAAAAGAGATACGATGATCTAAAGCGTAAACATAATAGGACTATAGATGAGTTCAAACAGAAAGAGTCTGATTTTCAAGCTCAACTGCAAGCTACTCAACCTAAATATGAAGCTCCAAAATCTCAAGAGGAACTTCAACAGTTTAGGGATTCTAATCCTGATCTTTACGAAACAGTTGAATCTGTGGCACATAACATTGCCTCTGAACAGCTAAACACTTTGCAACCAAGGTTATCTGCTATTGAAGCTAGAGAACATCAACTTGCAATTCGTGAAGCTGAAGAGTTAATGAGGAACAATCACCCTGACTACGATGATATTAAAGGGTCAGAGGATTTTCATACTTGGGCTTCAGATCAACCTGAAGAGATTCAAGATTGGGTATATCGTAATCCTGATAATGTTTCTTTAGCATCAAAAGCTATTGATCTTTATAAAATGGAATCTGGGCAAGGACAAAGTTCTACACAAAGAAGTTCATCTCCTAGACAGCAGTCTTTACAGTCTGCTGCTGATATGGTTTCTACTAAAACAACCAATGTAGAACCACAACAGAAAAAGATTTGGACTGAAACTGAAATATCGAAAATGTCCCTTGATCAGTTTGATAAGTATGAAGAAGATATTCGTCAAGCTATTGATGAGGGAAGAGTTCGGAATATTTAAATTCTTTTCTTAAAGGAAATATAAAATGGCTTATAATCAAAGTGACGCACTGTTTGAACAAAGTACAGATACCAATGGTAACTTTGGTAACTCTGTAGCGAATCAAAACAATTCGTTTTTCTTACCCAAGGTCTATTCCAAGCAAGTTCTAAACTTCTTTCGTAAATCGTCTGTGGCAGAAGCCATAACGAATACGGACTATGCTGGTGAAATTGCTGGATTTGGCGACACAGTTAGAATTATCAAAGAACCCGAAATTACTGTTTATCAGTATGAAAGGGGAGCAGATGTAACTAAAACAGCTCTTACAGACGCTGAAGTTACGTTGATCGTTGATACTGCTAACGCTTTCAAGTTTATTGTTGATGACATTGAAACAAACATGTCTCACGTAAACTTTCGTGATGTAGCAACCTCATCTGCAGCTTACGCTCTGCGTGATGCTTTTGATGAAGGTGTAATTGCTTCTATGTTCTCAGGTGTATCAGCGTCTAGCCCTAATCATGTATTAGGTTCTGATAATGCTACTGACCTTGCTGCTGGTACTTTTGATGGTACTGGTAACTTAGACATTGGATTTGACTCTTCGGAGCATGATCCTATTGATGTCTTAGGACATATGGCACGACTTCTTGACGAACAGAATGTACCTGAAGAAGGTCGTTGGTTCCTTGCAAGCCCTGACTTCTATGAAGTTCTGGCTTCAAGTTCTTCCAAGCTTCTTTCTGTGGACTACAATGCTGGTCAAGGTTCAATACGAAACGGTCTAGTATCTTCTGGGCTATTGCGTGGATTTAATATGTATAAAAGCAATAACATTGCCTCTACTACTAATGCAGCAGGTAAGTGTATTGCAGGACATATTTCATCTACAGCGACAGCTCAGACAATTACGAGTACTGAAGTAATTCGTGATCCTGACAGCTTTGGCGACATTGTACGTGGTCTTCACGTATATGGTGCTAAGGTTCTTCGTGGTGAAGCGTTAGTTTCTGCCTTCTACGGCATCGACTAATTGTAAGTTAAGAGGAGGGGGTTACTTAGGTAGCTCCCTCTTTTTACAAAAGGGTGTAGATATGCCACAGCTAGGAAGTGAAGAAAAACCTTTTATGGTTCATCCTAAAGGAATCGTAAGTAAAGAAAGTCGTTTTAGGAAAGGATTTAATAAAAAAAAATATAGTGAAAACTATGATCGAATTTTTAATTCAAAATCTAAAAAAGATAAGGCTTAGATTATGAAAAAAATGATGTATGGTGGTAAAGCTAAGATGATGGGTGGCGGTAGAGCCATGTACAATCAAGGTAGTTACGTTTCAATTCAGGAAATGGAACGTCACTGTGGTAGTACAACTGTAAGACCAAATGCTCAAGGATCTGGTGGAACAAAAGCTGTATCAATTGCTATTAAGGTATCAAAATGAAAGTACCTGCTCCTAAAGGTTATCATTGGATGAAGTCTAAGAAAGATGTACAGCTAATGAAAGATCCTAAAGAAGGTTTTAAACCTCATAAGGGAGCTAGTAAAGCTGTTAATTTTCCTATTCAAAAAAAACATAAGAAATAAACATGGCTGAGACTTATCTTAATTTAGCTAATGAACTACTCAGAGAACTGAATGAAGTTTCTTTGTCTAGTTCTACTTTTTCAGCGGCTATAGGTATTCAAGCACATATCAAAGATAGTATTAATAGAGCTTATCTTGATATTGTTAATGAAGAACCTCAGTGGCCTTTTTTGGCTACTGCTCTTAGTGGTGCTACTGATCCTATGTATGGAAATGTTTATGTAGAAACAGTTGCAGGTACGAGATGGTACAACTTGAAAAGTAGTAGTTCTAGTTTGACTACTGACTATGGTGCAATTGATTGGGATAATTTTTTATTAACTACTGTAGGTGTATCAGGGGAAACTGCTCCTTATACAGTAAGAAACTTACGCTTTACTACTACAGAA